AGGCGGTTGTTTCTGAGACTCCTTCTATTTTTGCGTGTTCTATTACAAGTTGACGAGTAGTAAGACCTTCTAGCTGTCTTGAATAAAGTCTTTTAGCACGTTCTTGAACTTTTTCTGCGGTAGAGCGAGCTACGAATCTAGGTCTACCACGTTTATTAGCTTGTGCGACAGGAGATGCAATATTATTAGGAAAAGTAGAAGAAGCCACGGACTTGATCTGAGAGAGGTTAATAATCGAATAATAACCTAAAAAAGTAAGAATAGGCTATAAATAGGGGGCAATGGTAGAGTTTTCTGTTATTTTTAAATGTATGGCAGTAAAAAAGCAAGAGGAGATCAGTCTAAGGTATGCCCAGGGGGAGGTATTTAATTGCGATAAGAGATTCAGGGTGCTGGTTGCAGGAAGAAGATTTGGAAAGAGTTATTTGAGTTGTATTGAGTTGCTTAGAGGAGCTATCAATCGGCCTGGAGAGGTTTATTTTTATTGTGCTCCTACATATAGGATGGCGAAGGATATTGCATGGAAGGAATTAAAGAGGTTAGTGCCAAAGGTATGGGTTAAGGCTAAGAATGAAACTGATTTGAGGTTAGATTTGATTAATGGGTCGAGTATTGAGTTGAAGGGTACAGAAAATGCGATGGCATTGAGGGGTAGAAGTTTAGCAGGTGTTGTTTTAGATGAGGCTGCATTTATGGACCGAGATGTATGGGCTGAAGTTATTAGACCTGCATTAGCTGATAAACAGGGTTGGGCTTTGTTTATTAGTACTCCTGATGGTACTGCTAGTTGGTTTTATGATATGTGGTGTTTTTGCGGTGAACAGGAACTAGATGATTGGCAAAGATGGAGTTTTACCACGATTGAAGGGGGTAATGTAGCACCAGAAGAGGTAGAAGCTGCTAGGAGTCAGTTAGATCCGAGAACATTTAGACAGGAATTTGAAGCTAGTTTTGAGAATCTTACTGGTTTAGTCGCTGTTAGCTTTAGTGATGAGAATATTGACAAGGAGGTACAAGATTTACATATGCTGCCTTTGTTGTTGGGCTTGGACTTTAACGTGGACCCGATGGCTGGTATCTGTGCGTATAAGCATGACAATAACCTCTATGTAT